AGAGCCCCATGTCAAATGTCAAGCGCCCCGCAAAACCAGCAACCGGCAAACAGCCACAAGGAAACTAATCATGGACATGTACGATATTCTCAAAAAATTAAATTCAGTTGGTAGTACTCCACTGTATGAATCCGCTGTGCCCCGCGCTGCCGATGTTGACAAGAGCCGGATCCCTGCGTACAAACGCAAGGACAGCGGTGAAGAAAAGCTGACCCTTAAAGATCTTGAAGCTGAACGCAGCAAAAGCGCAACTGGTGCTGTAGGATTGAAAAAACTTAAAGACCGCACAGGAATTAGCGAGTCTGAAGTCGAAGAAGGCAACGAATACGTCAATGCTCGTCGGGATGCTATCCGTGCCGGCCGGCCTACATTTACTGTTGGTGGAAAAACACACAAAGTAACTGGAGACACTAGTCAAGAAAAAGCCGGCGTAGATGAGTCTGCTGAAGAAACTACTCGTGGTCGAATTCACCGTGCTGCTCCCGGCGGCTATGGTCGTAAGTATGACCAAGACGATGAAGAAGGCGGCGAAAAGAAGCCAGCAGCACCTAAGATTGATCGCGGTCGTGGACGCCCTAAGAAAGAGCGTCAGCCCTTCTCTGGTGATGAAGCTAGCAAGCTACAAAGCTTTGTTGTGGGCAACAAGCCCAAGGGCGGATTGCCAGGCAAGGCAGGTGTCAAGCACACCAAGATGGCCGATCAAGAAAAGGCAGAAAAGGCACGTGAGCGCGCCTCTGCCAAGGACGAGCTTGATGAATTAAGCCCGCAAGCACTGGGCAACTACCGTAATGCAGCACTGGCACAAGCAAACAAATCTGGCGGTATGGCTAAATCACTAGATAGAAGTGCAATGGGCGCAACAGAAAAAGAATCAGACAGAATCAGAAACAGCAATGTAACTGATCCTAAGCTCAAGTATCAAGGCGGCGGTGACGCCTACGCCAAGCAGTCACAAAAGAGATTTGCCGGCGCCAAGCAAGCATTGGCCAAGGGCGCAGTTCAGAATGAAGGCGAAGACGAGTTTGATCCAGCCAATCGCGGCGAGTATGATCGCGAAGGTGAAATGGCCCAGGATCAACTTACCACTGCCGCCGACGCTGCTAGCGAATTGCGCAGTATTCTTGACAGTGATGAAAACTTGCCCGAGTGGGTTCAAAGCAAGATCACCAAGGCTGTGGACTATCTTGACACTGCCCGTGATTATATGAAATCAAAAGATGACGGTGACGAGCCAGTTAAAGAAGCCGGTAACTACAGCGCCAAGCGAGCAAGAGCAGGTGCGGACATTGGCAAGCCCGGCAAGAAGCCAGACTTTTTAGACATGGACAAAGACGGCAACAAGAAAGAGCCAATGAAGAAGGCAGTTGCTGATAAGAAAGCAGGTCCAAAGAAAGAAGTTGAAGAGACCACAACTGCTGGCTCTGTAGCTACTGCTCCTGCTGAAGGTGGCAAGAAAACCAAGTCCGGCGTCCAATTTGGCAAGGGTGTGTATGAGGGCGCATTGGCTGAAAGTTTTAGCAGCAAGCTAAAGACCATGCTGAACGAAGAGATCAGCATGAATCTCTCTACAAACAGTAACGGAACCAAGAGCTTGACTGTTACTGCCACCGATGATGATGCCATGCGCCTTGCGGAAATTCTCAAGCTGGCTGGCATGGAATCACAAGCTCCGGCTGGAGACACTGCAGAAGCATGCGGTGCTTGCGGCCAATCACCATGCGGCTGTGATCATATTGACGAAGACGACCATGCTAACAGACCGGACACAATGTATGCTGACACAGACACCATGGTCATGAAGCTAGCAGGCGGACTTAACGGTCCCAAAGTACAAGTGAATCCCAACAACATGGCAGACAACCCGTTGGCAATGAAGCGATTAGGAGTCAAACAATCACCCCAGGTCAATCTTGGTTCGGCGGATATCGGCGAAAGTATCGAGAAACGCCTGTGGACCATTTACAATCGTCAAGACACCTAATGAAATCGTTACAAGAGTACATCACTGAAGGTCAACAACGGCTGGCTGGACCGGCCGTTGGGGACAGCTTTGACATTGAATTAGACTTTGATCAGCTGATCGAAAGTTATATAGTTGATGTAGTCGAAGACGGAATTGTACTTAACGGTGATGTAGACATGATGCAACTGCTTGAGTCTGCCGGGCACCAACTGGAAACTATTCGTCGTTATGGCCCAGTTGGTGCTGGATATACTAAAGAGTCCGAAGCAGACGATTCTCGTACAGATGTTAATCGCCTGCGTGCATTGGCCGGGTTAGGTAAGCAATCAGTTAATGAAATTGACCAAGATGAAATGCGTCTAGTCGACAAGCAGATACAGGCTGAGCCGATTGTGCCGATTGGTCCCATGGACGAAGCTGAATATCAAGGACGCGAAGTTTCTTTAGGCAAACCCCAACCGGGCGATGTCAAGAAGAGTAAAGTTTATGTTCGTGGCCCAAACGGCAATGTGGTCAAGGTTAACTTTGGCGACAAGACCATGCGCATCAAAAAATCAAATCCTGCCCGTCGAAAAAGCTTTCGTGCACGTCACAATTGCGACACTCCAGGGCCAAGATGGAAGGCACGATATTGGTCGTGCCGTGCATGGTAAACACAAGGAAAATTAAAAATGGCACAAGCCAACGTATATACATCAGCAAGCGCCCAGGCCTGGTACACTGACAAGGCACGTATTGCCACTGGGACTACTTCTGTAACTTATCAGATTGATCTGATATACCCTACAGCAACTGGAAATTTGTTTTCGGCCCCGACTCTAGTCCCGCCTAATTCATCAGAAGATGTATTTGTGGGAGTAGGGAACAAAATTACAATTGTAGGATCAGGATTTACAGCGCAAGAAGTTGGAACCACAACATCTGGTTCTTACGCAGTAAGACAGGTCTAACAATGAGAGCCCGTGAGTTCTTTTTTGAGGCAGCCGCTGCTAAAATTTCCAAGCGTGAGAAAGCAGCAACTCGTGGGTTAAATATTTTTTCAAAGAAAATAGACAGTTATGACAGACTATATGATTTAAATCGTTTAATGATGGCTGTGGCTTGTAGTGATGGAATAAACCCAATAGAAATGGATAGTGAAAGTTGGGTAGGTAAACACAACACTGCACACCCTTACACCAAAGAAGAACAAGCCATGCTCAATTTAGCATATACCGCTGCCGGCCTAGCACATAAAGATTTAAATAACGGTGATATGGATAGTGAAGAATTGCCCAGTACAAATATAAAAAGCCCAGTGGTGGCATTTAAAGGATATCCAAGATGAAAATCAGTGATATATTACGTCAAGTAGCCGATGCAATGGATACGCAGATGAATCAGGGACAGCCTGATGACCAATTTCAAAATCCTGCAGAATTAAACACTGTTGACACTGGTATTGCCGTAGACGTGCCCAATAATACAGATTATGGCTCCGATAATGCAGTTATGATCCCACCGCAACAAGTTGAGTTTGAGTTGCTAAAGCGGGCCGCAGGCCTAGTCAATCCAGTTGAAGACACCGAGTGTGCTGATACAACCTTGGATCAACTACGTAAAAATGCCGGTATTCACATGTCGTCGCCGGTAATAGCACAATACTGATTTGGCCGCGTAGCGCGGATAATAATATAGCACAGCAACTATCCATTAAATAGATGCATGGAAAACCGTTACTGTGCAGCCCCTTGGCGCGGCCTGCACATCAATTTTCGTGGAGATGTTAAAACTTGTTGTGCTGGTGATCCCAACATGCTGGGCAACCTTGATTCCTCATCCATTGACGAAATTCTGCAAAGCCCCAAGCTACACGAAATAAGACGCACCATGCAATCTGGTGTCCTACACCCTGAGTATTGCAGCAACTGCATCAAGGCCGAACGCTACGGCACCAGTGAACGTGACTGGCACAACAACACCAATCTGGATTTTGACGTGGCCACAGCGGCCATAGATGACCATCGGCCCAGCATTATTGATGTACGCTGGAACATTACCTGCAACCTGGCCTGCAACTACTGCGGCCCTTACTGCTCCAGCAAGTGGGCAGCATTGATGAAGTTTGAATACCGCAGCGGCGCCCGCCCTTACTACGAACAAGTGTGTGAGTACATTGAGCAACATCGATCCAGTGTACGCGAAGTTGCCTTGGTGGGCGGAGAACCCTTGTTGCTGCCCGAGAATGAACGACTACTGGATGTCATCCCAGATGATTGTGTTGTGACCCTGATCACAAACATGAACATAGACTTTGATCGCAACGCAATAGTTAAAAAACTACAAGACCGAACACGAGTGGGTTGGAGCATGAGCTTTGACAATATCGGTGAACGCTTTGAATACGTGCGCTATCACGGCAAGTGGTCAGTAACACAAGACAACGTGCGTCGTGTGCGACAGTTTATGAACACAAACGGGCACTGGGGCGGAGTACATGCAGTGTATAACATATACAACTGTACCAGACTGTGTGAACTACGTGCCTGGGCCGATCAAGAGCAAGTGACTATACAGTGGCAAACATTATATCAGCCCGAATATCTTGACCCGGGCCTACACTCTGCAGCAGTACGAGAACAAGCACTGCTGGAGATAGCTCGATATCACACACTGTTTGAACTTAATGAAGCGGAAAAATCATTTTTCTCAGCAGTGAGCGCCAGGATATACACTCCGCCTCTCACTACCCTGAGCAAACAGTTCTGGCAACACATTGACTCGGTAGAGAATAAGTATCACAAGACTGATGACCCTCGACGATTCCGTGATCTTTGGCCAGAGTTACAGGACCTAATATGAACAAGCAACTCAAACTAAAGTTTTACTATGACCATGTGTTAAGTTCGGTGTACTCTGAGGGCGAAAGTCCGTTCCATCAGCAGATAACAAAAGACGTACTAACACGATTTATTGATCCCGAGCACGTGCCCCTGGATGCGCGAATCATCGACCTGGGCTGCGGCCCTGGGTACTTTTTGTCTGAGATGCGAGACCGTGGCTACACCAATACGCTGGGCATCTCGCTGAGTCGGGAAGATATTGAACTGTGCCAACGTAATGGTCATGCGGTGCGGCTGTCAGATATGAACTTTCTCGAAGAACGAGATGAGTCTGTGGATTTTCTTTTTTGTCGGCACAGCATTGAACACAGTCCGTTCCCGTACATCACGCTGCTGGAATACAATCGAGCACTAAAGCCCAATGGCCTGCTGTATATCGAAGTCCCGCAACCAAATTGTGAGATCAATCACGAAGGCAACCGTAACCACTACAGTGTGCTGGACAAGAAGATGTGGTCTAACCTGTTGCAGAGAACCGGGTTTGAAGCCACCTGGTATGAATACGAGTTCCCGGTGACATTTACTGACGGTCGGGTGCCTGCCTCTTCTATTGAAAAGTATTACATTTTTGTGTGTCGTCGTAAAATGGCAGTTGATATCAAATGAGTAAAAATTTAGATAACGTCTTAATTAAAAGTCCGCACGCCAAGTCTACCTACTCCCAAGCACACATTGAGGAATTTGTCAACTGTGCGGATCCGGTAGGCGGACCTATCTACTTTTTAGATCACTTTTTCTATATACAGCATCCAACAAAAGGACGGATGCTGTATCATCCGTTTGAATATCAGCACAGGTTGATCGATACCTATCACAACTATAGATATTCTATCTCAATGATGCCAAGACAGACCGGTAAGTCCACCAGTGCTGCTGGCTACCTGTTGTGGCATGCTATGTTTGTGCCGGACTCTACCATCCTGGTTGCTGCGCACAAGTACACCGGTGCCCAGGAAATTATGCAACGTATTCGATATGCATACGAGTCTGTGCCTGATCATATCCGTGCAGGTGTAACCAGTTACAACAAGGGTAGCTTGGAGTTTGATAACGGTAGCCGTATTGTTAGTGCCACTACTACAGAAAACACCGGCCGGGGTATGAGCATCTCTTTACTCTATTGTTTAGATGGAGAGACAACTACAGTCAAAATTCGAAATAAAAATACTTTAGTTGAAGAAGATGTTACACTAAAAGATCTATTCATGAGACTGTATAGTCCTGCAAAAATTATTGAGTCACTCAATAATTTATTGAGTGACTATATGAATCAACTGTACATTAGTAATACAGAGTATGAAATTTTAACACCAAACGGATGGGAAGATTTCGATGGTGTTTTTTTAAACAAGAATACAAACAAAAAATCTAGAGTAGTGCATTTTGAAGATGGTACATTTATTACTGCTACCGAAGATCATTATTTTTTTATCGATCACAAAAAAACAAAAGTATGTGATTTAATAGTAGGCAAAGTATTAGATTCAGATACTGGACATAAAATAATCAAAATAGATGAAACAATACTAGAAGATACCTACGAAATCTTCAATGCAAAAAATCATGTAATTATTGCAAATAAAATTTATTCGCATCAATGCGACGAATTTGCATTCGTGCGCCCCACAATCGCCAAGGAGTTCTGGACATCCATTAGCCCTACATTAGCCACAGGCGGTAAGGCAATTATTACCAGCACGCCCAACTCGGACGAAGACCAGTTTGCGCTGCTGTGGAAAGGTGCCAACCGTTGTGAGGATGAATACGGCAATCCTACCACAGTTGGACAGAATGGATTCAAGGCTTACCGTAGCTTTTGGAATGAACATCCGGATCGAGACGAGTCCTGGGCCCAACAGCAACGTGCTGCCTTGGGCACAGAACGCTTCCGGAGGGAGATGGATTGCGAATTTATTATCAATGATGAGACGCTTATTGCTCCTACCAAACTGATTGACTTACGTGGCATTGAACCCTTGTTCAAGACCGGAGAAGTACGGTGGTACAAACAGCCAGTCAAGGATAGAATTTATACCGTGTCCCTGGATCCAAGTCTAGGTACAGGTGGAGATCCGGCGGCGATCCAGGTGTTTGAAGCCAACACTACTGAACAGGTGGCCGAGTGGAGACATAATCGTACTGACATTCCTACTCAGATTCGAATCTTTACCAACATCATTCAGTACATATACGACATTGTTCGAGACGACAAGACAATTTACTACTCGGTAGAGAACAACACTATTGGCGAAGCAGCCCTGATCAGCATTGCTGAGTACGGAGAAGAAAACATCAAGGGCTACTTCCTAAGTGATCCTCAACAAAGCGTATCCCGGAGAACACGCAAGGGCTTTAACACCACACACAAGCCCAAGCTTGCTGCTTGTGCTAAGTTAAAGAATCTGGTCGAGACTGATAGAATGAAGATCAACAGCCCGTCTCTTATATCCGAGCTCAAGAACTTTGTTGCTGTGGGCACTAGTTATCAGGCCAAGATAGGGGAAACCGACGATCTTGTAATGTCCACCATACTAGCGGTACGCATGTTGCAGGTGCTGCAAAGCTACCACCAAAATCTTGACGAGCAAATGCGGGATCACCAGGATATTTCTATCGAGCCGTTGCCGTTCATTGCTGCGTTCTAACAAGCATAGTATGGCATAAATATTATTATGCAAAATTCTTCTTCACAAACACTTTATGATTTGCTGATAACGCAGGACTTTGAGCCCGAGGCACTAGATGCTGCAGGCAAGTCTACCGGCGACATTGAAAATGCAAAGATGTTCAGCTTTGATTTCAAAACTCCCAATAAGAATTACGGTACCGTGGTAATTCTTATTGGCCCAGAGAACGATCTTCAACTGTTTGCCTCTGACAATATCGGCAAGACCATGGAAGGTGATGACAAGAAGCAATGGTTTGATTTTATTCAACAACTGAAACCGTTTGCTATACGCAACAACTTTTCTGGCTTTAGCATCCAAAACATCAATCGATTAAAGTACACCATGCAAGGCATGGCTGCAATCAAGGAAGGCCTGTTTGAGGGCTACTACGGCAATCGTTCGTTTAGCTACAGCGACCAACCTAAACAAACTAGATTGGTTATCAAGCACAGCCGTCCCTTGGGCGAAACTGACGCACGTCATCACAATATCGACAGCCTATATGTTGAGACCGAAGACGGAAGCCGATACAGATTACCGCACCGCAACTTGTCTGCTGGCAAGGCCATGGCACGGCACTGCGCCGAGGGCGGCAATCCGCATGATGCTTTTGGACAGCACATCAATAGCCTGGTGACTGAGCTTGCTACACTGGGTAGATTTATCCGTGCTGCGCGAGGACGCGAGTTTGATGGTGCTGCTGCTGAGTTGGTTGAAACAGCAATACGGCACTATGGTGCACTCAAGACCAAGGCCAAGCAAATGATCAGTCAGCGTGGCTACTACGAATCTAGGGACAGTTTTGACCCTGCTGCTATTTCTGATCGTGAGCTGGCGGTCGAATCAATCCGCAACATGTTTATTGAACAGTCTGTGGATCAGCGTATCGAGGAAGCACTACCGATCCTGGCCCGATTACAGGAACCTGCCGACCCTGCAATGCGAGAAGCAGACGAGTTCGAAAGTTGGGCCGCCGGCATTACTGAAGGAACCTGGGCCTTGCCTGATGCTCCAGACACCCAGCAGCAGCTTAAAAAACTGATGAGCGAGCCACTTGTTGTTGGCCCTGATGCGACCAATGCAACAGAACAACTGTATGACCTAGTTGGTGATGACCAGTTGTTTGACATTCTATCTGATATTGCTGCTCAAAATCCCAATGCCAATGCGTGGGAAAATCCAGAAGTCATGAATCGCTTGGCCGAACTGGGAGTTGATGTACCCAGTGGTGATGAGCAGAATCCTGACCAACCAATTGATCCCAAGGCAGCCGACACTCCGCCTGAGGACGCCATGGGAGAGGATCTGGATACTGATGGGGTCATGATGACCCAGGCCAGCAATATGAGCAGCGAAAGCCGAGAAGTTAACTCGGAATTCACCCGCCTGATGGAGTTGCTCAAACACTAAAATTTAGAGCAATAAAAGTTCCTTTCAGTCTTGTAATACTAAATAAAATCGCATATACTGTACTCAGTACATGCACTTAGGCATTTACTAGGCAACTTAAAGCTAATATAGGCACATGAAAGGAAAATATTATGGCATCTCTAGCTGATATCCGCGCACGTCTTCAATCCGCTGAACAAAACAAAGGCGGTCAATCCCAAGGAGGCGGTGACAACGCAATTTACGCACACTGGAACATGGACGAGGGACAATCGGCAAACGTTCGATTCCTCGCTGATGGTAATCCCAAGAACACATTCTTCTGGGTTGAACGTGCAATGATCAAACTGCCCTTTAACGGCGTCAAAGGTGAAACGGACAATAAGCAGGTTATGGTCCAAGTCCCTTGCGTTGAAATGTATGGCGACTCTTGTCCAATCTTGGCCGAAGTCCGTACTTGGTTCAAGGACAAGAGTCTCGAAGATATGGGTCGTAAGTACTGGAAGAAGCGTAGTTACTTGTTCCAGGGCTTTGTTCGTGAGAATCCTATCTCTGATGACAAGACTCCCGAGAATCCGATTCGACGTTTTATTATCGGACCACAAATCTTTACCGGCATCAAATCCGCACTGATGGATCCTGAACTGGAAGAATTGCCCACTGACACTATGCGTGGACTAGACTACCGCATTGCCAAGACTGGCAAGGGTGGCTATGCTGACTACAGCACTAGCAAGTGGGCACGTAAAGAGTCTGCACTTACGCAAGCAGAGATGGACGCAATCGAGAAGCATGGCTTGTTCGACTTGTCTGAGTTCTTGCCCAAGAAGCCCAGTGATGTTGATCTCAAGGTCATGAAGGAAATGTTCGAAGCAAGTGTTGACGGCAAGCCATACGATCTTGCTCGTTGGGGACAGTACTTCCGTCCAGCTGGCATGAATGCTCCTCAAGGTTCTGCACAACCGGCTGCTGCAACTGAGTCCGCAGCACCTGCAGGCCGTCCTGCAGCAGCACCTGTTGCAGCAGCTGATTCTTCTCCCTGGGAAGATGATGTAGCAGCAGCCGAGAAGTCGTTCTCTACTCCTGTTTCTAAGCCCGCACCAGCAGCAGGTGGGCAAAGTGCGCAAGACATTCTTGCAATGATCCGTAGCCGTCAGAAGTAATCTAAACTAAAGGAGAGACTAGGCATTGTGTCTAGCTCTCCTTTTATTTTTTAAGGAAAAATTATGGGAAAACCGTTTGACGTTTCAAAGTTCCGTAAGGAAATCACCAAGAGTATCGATGGCTTGAGCATCGGTTTCAATGATCCTACAGACTGGATCTCAACTGGCAACTACGCCCTAAACTATCTAATCTCTGGAGACTTCAATAGAGGTGTCCCGCTGGGCAAGGTTACTGTGTTTGCTGGTGAGTCCGGCGCAGGAAAAAGCTATATCTGTAGCGGCAACATTATTAAAAATGCACAGGAACAGGGTATCTATGTGGTGCTGATTGATAGCGAAAATGCGCTAGATGAAAAGTGGCTGCATGATCTTGGAGTTGACACTAGTGATAGTAAATTGCTCAAGCTGTCGATGGCCATGATTGATGACGTTGCCAAGACCATTAGTACCTTCATGGGAGATTACAAGGCATTGCCCGATGGCGAGCGCCCCAAGGTTCTGTTTGTGATTGACAGCTTGGGTATGTTGCTGACCCCAACAGATGTGAACCAGTTCGACGCAGGCGATATGAAGGGTGACATGGGCCGTAAGCCCAAAGCACTTACAAGTCTTGTCCGTAACTGTGTCAACATGTTCGGCAGCTACAATGTGGGGCTGGTGTGTACTAACCACACTTATGCCAGCCAAGACATGTTTGATCCAGACGACAAGATCAGCGGCGGCCAAGGCTTTGTGTACGCAAGCAGCATTGTGGTTGCTATGAAAAAGCTCAAACTCAAAGAAGATGAGGATGGAAACAAGATCACTGACGTCATGGGCATTCGAGCTGCCTGCAAGGTGATGAAAACCCGTTATGCTAAACCGTTTGAAGGGGTGCAGGTCAAGATCCCGTACGAGTCTGGCATGAGTCCTTATTCGGGATTGACTGATCTGATTGAAAAGAAAAACATGCTCAAGAAAGAGGGCAACAGCTTGGTGTTTACCACAGGCGACGGCGAAATCATCAAGAAGTTCCGTAAAGCCTGGGAAGCAAACACAGACGGATGCCTGGACAAGGTCATGGCTGATTTTGAAAATCAGATTAAAAAGGTAAGTACACCTGAAATAGAATCTGAAGAGGAATAACATTAGATGTCAGTAGAACTAACACACGATCTTTGGCAAGAGCTTAAACGTTATATCAGCGTGGTTGACAGAGACGAAGCAGCTGATATTGTTGTCAACATGTTGATCGACAACGACTATGATATCACCGATATTCGCCAAGCATTCAAAAGCGACAGTGATGTCAAGCGAGCATTACAGCATCATGTCGACGATGCCGACGAAGATGAAGATGAATTTGACGATCACGATAGCGACGAATACGAGGAATAAGAATGTGGTATAATCGCGTAGTAGCGAGTCTTGCCAACATTCCTGACTTTATTGCTCATTATGAAAATGAGCTAGAGTCAGCTAAACGCGAATGTCACATTAGCGGCCTAGTTGAGACCAACATCAAACAGCTTCCCGGTAATACCGAGCACCGCTTTAACCAGCTACAAGAGATTGAAGCGGTTCTTAATTTTCTTGGCATTCAGTTGAGGAAAATTCGTCGTCGCCACTTTCAAAAGTATTTAGAAAGCTATGCTAGGGCACTGACGTCTAGGGATGCCGAAAAGTATGTGGATGGCGAGGACGAAGTTATCGACTTTGAAACCTTGATCAACGAAGTTGCCTTGCTACGTAATCGCTGGTTAGGTATCCTTAAAGGCTTGGAAAGTAAGAATTTCATGATGGGACATATCGTAAGATTGCGCACGGCTGGAATGGAAGACGTACAAGTATGATACATCGCGGGTTTCGAAATCCACAAGAGAGCCACCAACACAGCTTGAAGACACTGGACTTGCTGTATGAGTTTGACGACTTTATGCTCAGTATCAGCACCCTTGCAGACATGGGGTGCGGGGACGGTATGGACTTAGCCTGGTGGGCATCAAGAACTACCAGAGGCGATAACCCGGTACCTCTAAACATTCAGTGTACCGGGGTAGATACTGCACCAAGATTGGCCGTTGCCGAACAAACACGCAACATACAGTACAAGTCTCAGAATTTCGAAGATCCGATCTTGCTACATAAAATCAAGTATGATATTATTTGGTGTCACGATGCATTTCAGTATGTGTTAAACCCATTTGAAACCTTGCGTAGTTGGAGGTCAGTTGTTAGTGACAGCGGAATGCTGATTCTAGCAATACCGCAAACTACTGTTATGGAGTTTAATGATCAAGAGTATGATCAACCAGACTTCCACTACTACAACTGGACCATGGTAAGTCTAATACACGTTCTTGCAGTCACTGGTTGGGATACTCGGAGTGGGTTCTTTAAAAAGGAACAAAATGATCCCTGGCTCTATGCAATTGTTTATAAAAGTGAGCAAGAGCCCCTGGATCCTAGAACAACCAAGTGGTATGATCTAGTTGAAAAGAACCTGGTTCCTGACACCGCAGTTGGCAGTATACACCGCCATGGCTACTTGCGGCAACGTGATCTTGTAGTGCCCTGGTTAGACGGCAGCTTGACCTGGATGGGACATCAATAGATATGACCACTTTTAAGCCTGACACAACTTATGTATACGAGCGAGATGGCAACACTGTGTATGCTAGAGAACATGGAGCTGACCCAAGCGAACGTACAGCAGTCGGCTGGAAACGCGACGAAAGACTTGCAGAGCTAGCAGATAACATGCTTTGGAGCAATATTCGTCTAGCAGCACAAACCAACCCTGTGTTGCAAGAAATGTTAGACCAAGTTATTATATTATATAAGCTAAGTGACAAGAACCCAAAATAAGTTTCTTACAATCCGGGTAATAATCGTTTGATTGGGTAACCTGTAGCAATCTCCTCTACTGTCCATTCAGTATGCGCAATATCAATCAGCCAGCTGGCTCTATCGGGGCGCACTGGCTTTTCTATTTGTGTTAGATCTAAATTTCCCACAGGTGCTGCTAGACTGCTAGTACCAACAAACACCGGTACTCCGGCTATAACAGCTTGCACCCCTGGTCCACTGTTCCAGTTGATCACAGCCCATGCGTCCTGTAAGCATTGATCGAAATCAAAATCATCATAACTGTTGGCCAACTTTTGTGGCACTTGATATATGCATCCGGGCGGAGGCACAACACGTTGTCTAGGATGTGTGCGTAGTATAATGGGCCGATTGCTGCGGGCCTGCACTTGTTTCACTGTATCGGCTACCCAGGTAGCTGCGTCAGGTTGCGCATGCCATTGCTCGCTATCAGATCTTTGGGTAGCAATTACAATGTTTCTGCCAGTGCTGCGCCAAGGCGTTAACGCAAGTCCTAACTGGGTAACTCTGTTAGCATCTAGCCCTTGCCCCCAGTATGCAATATTACCGGTACCGTTGACTCCTACTTTCCAGGTTTTGCCTCGATCAAGCAGCCCTACTTCAAGCACGATAACAGGGCGCTGATTGTTTCTAAAGTATTGCCAAACCTGTTGGTTGCCCTGCATCCTACCTGCCCAAACCTGACTCCAGATGACAGCAACATCGGCTGTGACGTCATGTGACTGATATTCTAGCCCTAATTGTTTCAACCCGCGTTCAAATGCCTCAAACACAGACTGACTGTTTAGTGCACCAAATTTATTAAAAATACCAAATCGCATATGTTAAATACCTTGCACTTTAATTATGGTAAACAACATGGTTCGTAAATTTGCAGTAGTCACTACGTTTAATCAATCAGGATACAGCCATTACGGTAGTAAAATGATTGATACTTTTCTAGCCACATGGCCGCAAGAGGTTGATTTATATGTATATGCAGAAGATTGTGTGGTACTGCAACTTGACCCTAGATTGCATGTGATTGATCTCAACAGCGCATCGCCGGACTTGGTTGCATTTAAAAAGCAATGGAGTCAAGTGCCCAAAGCAGTCGGGCAGGTGCCAAAAGGGCCAGTTGATTCCAGGGGTAAACAGCACGGAATTGGATTCAAATGGGATGCTGTACGTTTTTCTCACAAGGTATATGCAATATTTCATTGCGCCGGTACACAGCCAGCCGATTGGTTATTGTGGATGGATGGCGACACTGTGTGCCACAGCACAATTAGCCTTGCCCAATTGGGTAAGCTTTGTCCACAGGATAGAGACCTGTGCTTTTTGGGACGTAACCAAAAGTACTCTGAATGTGGTTTGTATGCAATGAATCTTGCTAGGCCGGTTGTGGGAACTTTCTTGAAACTGTTTCAACGCTATTATGATGATGCCGAAAACGGAATATTCACCCTGGATGAATGGCACGACTCATTTGTGTTTGACGCTGTGAGAAAACAATGCACCTTGAACGAATTAGATTGGTCCGGTAATCTGATCACCGGAGAAGGCCATCCCTTGATCAACTCGGAATGGGGTGCATATTTGGATCATCTCAAAGGTGCTAGGAAAGATTTAAAACGTAGTAAACTTACAGATCTTAAAATAAAACGTACAGAAGAGTACTGGCAATGACCTGGACATTTTTAAGCAAGAATAACCGGGACGAGTATATAGAAATGTTTGCTCGAGGATCTGGGTCTGTGCCCACTGCACTAGAAACTTGGCAGTACGAGCATGACCAAAATACAATTGTGGTACGTGGCATAATGAAGCATAAGATTATCAAGAAATGTTGGCAGGATCAACGCCCATTTTTGTACATGGATTCAGGTTACATGGGGAATCGTGCAAGTATTAACAATCCCAGTGGATGGAAACACTATCATCGAATTGTGTTCAATGACTTGCAGCACGATAAAATTATACCACGGTCGGCTGATCGGTGGGAACGACTACGAATTAAAATACAACCCTGGCGCCGTACCGGTAACAAGATATTGATTGCAGCACCTGATGAAAAACCTTGCATATTCTACGGCATTGATCTTGAACAATGGATATCACAAACTGTAGCTACAATAAAACAACATACTGATCGTCCAGTAGAAATACGTCAACGTAATCCTGATAGACAAGTTAGAGTTAAAAATAACTTAGAGTCTGCACTAGACGATGTGCATGCTGTGGTCACATTCAACTCAATTGCTGCCACTGAAAGCATACTAGCAGGTGTGCCGGCGTTTGTCATAGCACCTGCGGCTAATGCTGCAAAGCCAGTCTGCAATACAGATTTAAGTAAAATAGAAACACCCTGGTTACCCGACAGCGATCTGATATATAAGTGGGCTTGCCACCTGGCATATGGACAATTCCATACTACAGAACTAGCCAATGGCACAGCCGCCCGAATACTAAAGGAGACTCTTAGTGCGTGAACAATATGGATGGTACTTTCCGGACATTGAAACACATTTCCCAGAAATGTTAGGCAAGAATATCAAAAAGGGCGGGCCCGCTGAGTATCAACAACCGGTACGACTGCTCAGTTTACAACATGTGAAGAACAAACGAACTGCCCTGGACATTGGTGCTAACGTAGGGTTGTGGTCACGTGACTTAACGCAACATTTTGATCAAGTGATTGCATTTGAACCTGTAGCAATGTTTAGAGAATGTTTACAACGCAATGTTACTGCATCAAATATCACAATAGAGACCGTGGCCTTGGGTGATTCGGAAGGACAGGTGCGCATGATAATTACAGAGGGCAATACAGGCCACACACATGTGGATCCCGCTAGTAACGGTGGCGATACTCGTATTATCCGACTTGACAGTTTAATCTTGCAGAATGTCGACTACATCAAGATCGACTGCGAAGGTTTTGAATATCGTGTGCTACAAGGTGCCCAGCAAACTATACAGCGATGCAGGCCTGTTGTTGTGATAGAACAAAAGCCGCATGATATGTATTCGAAGGAGTATGGTCAGTTTGCTGCAATTGGCCTGCTGGAAGATTGGGGCATGATCAAACTAGATCAAGTTAAAGATGATTGGATCATGGGATGGCAATGAAAATTAGATTTTTCAGTGATGCATATAAAAGCAAACGTGCTAGTCATAGACTACGTGGAGATGTGACATGTCGAGCTCTGATGGAACAAGGTTATGATGCAAAGATACTGACTGACTGGAGTGAGGTTGATTCAGATACTGTTGTTATCTTTTTAAAACGTAGTTCAGTGGCCAGTATACAACGTGCTCGAGACCAGGGTGCCAAAACCATTTACGATCTATGCGATAACAAATTTGAAGAAAAAGGTGAATACGAGCCGTGTTGTCGCCTGGCTGATTTGGTATCTGTTAACAGTGTTAACATGGGAATTAGTACTAAAAATTTCACAGGCAAAGACAGTATTGTGATGCCAGATCCGTTTGAGCGCCCTAAACTGTCTCCAAAATTTTCTCCAGGTGGTGATATCAGTTTGTTATGGTTTGGTTCTCAAAGTAGTTTTAAATTTTTACCTCTATTAGAAATATGGCAACGGTTAGAAAAAGAAGTATGCAATTACTCTTATACCATGATCAGTGCCAAGACTGACAGAGTACTTAGTAAATTCAAATTAAGACAAGCCAAAGATGTAGTAAGCGGTATCAACTTTAATCGACTGGACATGCGAGAGTGGACCTGGGAATTGCAAGGAAAGTTGCTGGAGCAAACAGATATTGTGTTAATGCCGGTATTGACTGAGAATCCACGTACTGATACCAAAAGTGCCAATCGATTAATTGACAGCTTAATCTCCGGACGGTTTGTTATTACTACCTCTTTGCACAGTTACCTAGAGTTTGCACCTTACACCTGGCAAGGAGATTATATTGAAGGTATTCAATGGGCCAGAGCCAATCCTGGGCAAGTGTTGGATATGATCACGCAAGGACAAAAATATGTTGAAGAAAACTACTCAGCACGGGTGTTATCTAAACGATTCATAGACGAAATTATTAAACAACTTAGGAAATAATATGGGAAGTCCAAACGATTTAATTTACATTAAGACAGTGTGTTTAACATTTACAGGTTCGGTGTTAGAAATTGGGGCCAGAGAAAACTCCACTGGGTTTCGAGGACATTTTGTCCCTACTAAAGGTCAACCTCGCCTAGCCACAGAATACATTGGCACTGATATAGAGCCCGGAACAGACGTTGATGTTGTGTGTGATTTAACAGCTCCTGAAAATCCCTTGCCTAAAAATCATTTTGATCTTGTGATCTGTTGCAGTGTGATGGAGCATGTGCCAAATCCCTGGGTCATGGCTGAAAAAATATCAGAGCTGGTAAAGCCGGGCGGCAAACTATACATTGCAGTTCCGTGGGTTTGGAAATATCACGGATACCCCAAAGACTATTATAGGTTTACACATACTGCTATAGAATATCTATATCCAAATTTTACCTGGGGCAATTTTGCCTGGTCCAGCACCTCTGCAGATGATATTCAATTTCAAGAGATGGATCGAATTAGTGAACGTAAAATGATAATTGCTGATTACGATGAGGCCGGACGAAAAACTAAGAAATATATTAAATATTTGTCTATCAATATGCTCGGAACAAAAAATGCTTAATGAGAAGGTAACCGAACTAATAAACAGCGGACAAAAAGTAAAATTGCATCTTGGCTGTGGTAGCCGGTTATTCGACGGATACCTAAATGTAGACGGCGACTACATGGCTCATGATCCCAATGTCATGATTCATGATATAACTCAACCATTTTCACTGTCAGACAGTTGTGTAGATGAAATTTTATTAGTGCATGTAATAGAACATATCAGTAGGCAGCACATTCAACCTATGTTCACGGAATTTTTGAGAATTTGCAAACCCGGGGGTTTTGTTGCGATAGAGTGGCCAGACCTGTTGAAAATGTGTCAGGAGGTTATAAACAATCCTGATTGTTTTTGGACCCATGACAAACGTTTAATCAAACGAACAATATCGGGAATCTATGGAGATAGTGCCCGATATCCGGACCCAACAATGCTGCACAAGTGGGGGTACAGTGCCGAAAGCATGTGCAAAATATTTGAACAGGTGAGATTTGCCCGGACCGAAATTCAAGGCAACCATCATGGTAAATCATCAATCGACAGCAGAGTAGTAGCATACAAATAACATGGCCGCCAAAGTAGTTAAAGAGCTCTATGGTTTTTCTGGCAATCAAATATGGTTGATGCAAAAACACAATAGACTTTTTGTGCGCAAGATCGGAAATATCACACGGAACATAGAGCGCATGCAAGCATTGACTGGAGAGTATCCACTTCCTCAATTGTACACAGTTTCAAAAAAAATGATTGATATGGAGTACTTGCACGGGCTAGATATAAAATCGTATCTTAAAACAAACAACTATGAAAAGTTGTTGGAGTTTTTATTGTGTATATTAGAAAAATTTTCTACTGGCTCTGTGAACAAAGATTATACAGAAATCTATATCAAAAAATTACAAGAAATTAACTTTGATGACTTGCCATTCACTTGTGAACAACTGTTGGATCGATTGCCCCGGCACTTGCCCAGTTCAAACTATCACGGAGATCTAACACTAGAGAACATTATCTGGACCGCGGATAGAGGATTTTTTCTAATAGATTGTGCAACAATAGAATACGATTCATACATATTTGATATTGCAAAATTAAGACAGGATTTAGAACTAGGTTGGTTTACTAGAAAAGACAATGCCAGGCTGAATGTTAAAACAAAACATATACAGCAAAAAATATTGCAACAACATCCAACAGCAAACAATGACTACTTGTTGATTCTGATGTTGTTGAGAGTGTATCGACACAGTCTGCCTGATACTCTTGAGAGAAATTTTTTATTAGAAGGAATTACATCGCTATGGAAATAATAATGCCAGCAGCTGGCTTGTCAGCAAGATTTCCTAACATGCGGCCAAAATATATTTTGTCCGATTTTAAGGGCCGGATGATGTTTGAACGATCCTTGGAATCCTTTATCGGCAAGCACAACATTACCATTGGTATTTTAAAAGAGCACAACGACACCTACAATACCTCGGAATACATCAAACGCGAATACGGAGATTCTATACAAGTAGTAGTGTTAGCAGCACGAACCACCGGTCCTGCAGATACTGTTTATCAAATTTTGAAACAAACAGGATTAACTACTGAAGAGTTCCTGATCAAAGACTGTGACAGTTTCTTTGATCACGAGCACCAAGAAGGAAATTATATTTGCATTTCTAGTGTAAAAGATCACGAAATACTAAAAAGATTAGCGTCTAAAAGTTTTATAGTGTCCAATGATCAAGGAATCATCACTAGCATCATTGAAAAGCAAGTTGTGTCGGATAAGTTCTGTGTGGGCGGTTACAAGTTTGAATCTGCTGATTTGTTTATATCTACATTTGATAAACTACAAAATTCTCACGTGAAGGAAATATTTGTCAGTCATGTTATTGAGGAATGTTTAAATTCTGGAGTAGTTTTTAAAGAAAGTACAGTGCATAATTATGTTGATGTGGGCACTGCCGAAGACTGGTTTGAGTACAACGACAAGGCTGTGATTTTTTGTGACATAGATGGAACTATTATCAAAGCACAATCTAGAACAGAAATAGGATCCAGACCAGTGGCACTAGAACAAAATATATTAGCAATCAAAAAATTAATAGCAACAGGCAGTGAGGTTGTTTTTACAACAGCTCGACCTGCTCAGCATCATGCTATTACAGAAAAAATGTTAACTGAATTAGGATTTGTTAATTTTAAATTACTATCTGGGTTATCAAATGCTAAACGCATCTTGATTAACGACTACAACGAGGCAAATCCTTACCCTAGAGCAGTGTCTATAAATATCAAACGCGATCACGATAATCTTCAAGATTTTTTATGAAACAAAAAATAGCAATATTCTACACAGGTGATCGACGACACAACCTAGAAATTACTAAACAGAATCATCAACGACTGTTTGATCAAATTGAACAAATTACAGACATCAATATCTATTGGTTTACAAAAGATGACTCTGCCCGTGGCGTATGTCCGTACGAGGAGGGCGACCCCAACCTGGATACTGCTTATCGCCGGGGCCAAGGCGGCGGGATACAAGTTTGGGATTTTGTAAGAGGTTGCGAACGCACTACTGAACCTTACGTAATGAGGTTACGTACCGATGTTTGGTTCACTGATTCTAGCATAGATATAATTTGCGAAGAGATTAAAAATATCCTAGCAGGTCGAACAGACATTGCTTATTTTGGCAGTGACTGGATTCACGAAAATGCCGGAAAAGTTTATCAAAAACTAGTCGTAATTGACAGAATCGCTGGCAGTGTACAAGACTTTGTTATCATTGCCAATCGGAGTCGAATGAAACCAGGTCCGGAAGTAATAGACTATATCACAAGTCTTGCAGCAAAAAAACGTCGTAGTGGCAACAATCTTTTTAAGTTATTAATTCCTATGCGAGTCACAGAAGACGGACTGTACTTTCAAGAGATTGATGCTTTTAGAATACTATGTCAAACCTGGCTGGTTCGCAAAACCTATAGTGAGTATCCCCGGGACCTGGAGGTTTGCAAGGACTATATACAAAGTTATATACTTGACGATAAATCAGAAATAGGTAAAAAAACATTTGTAATTCCACACCCTATGCAAGATGCTGTCAATTGGTGGCGCAGCCAACACGGATGGGAATCACAAGATCTAGACATACAGGATTTTAAAAGATGGCAATTGCTGTAGTATATATTGGCCAACGAAAATTTGACTCAACTTCTAAAAAAAATCACGCAGCATTATTTGATTTGTTAAGTGCCAGGTCCAAAATAAATGTCTATGATTTTACCCGGTCCGGTCCCAGTACCAACGGTCCATTTATGTCTAGTGGTGGAGTGCAAGTATGGGACTTCTTGCAAGCACTAAAACAAACACAAGAAGACATTATTATTAAACTCAGAACCGACACATGGTTTACCCCGAGCTCTATGCTGGCAGTGTCAAGTGAACTGGGCGCTATACTAGACAACAGTAATGATGTAGCATTCATGGGCGTGGACTTTACCAATCATTATGATAAAACTCACGAACGAATCGATGCCGGCACAACAAAAAAAGTAACAGACTTTGTGGTGATTGCAAAAAGATCCAGTATAGACAACCAGGAATCTGTTGTGACTCGACTGAGTGGTCCCAAACACAAAAGTGGAAATGTGATGTTCAAGTACATTTTGGCACCCAATGCCAGAGCAGTCAGTGTTAGTTGTCAAATGTATTTGTTGAGGAAAGACTACACAGCGCCATCAAATTGGCAAATATATAGCGACTGGACTAGCGAATATTACAAATCAGAAACTGCTCAACAATGGGTAGCAAACAATAAACAACTTATAGAGGAACTGTAATGCCAGGTGCGTATTATCTAGAAAGTGTAGAAATAGGTAAACGATTTCAAACAGAGAATTCTAGTTGGGGCGGCGATGATTGTAAAAATTATCACAATCAAATCCGGGTACTGATGGACAAGTATGATGCTAAAACAGTACTAGACTACGGATGTGGCAAGGGTAGACAATACACAAATCTTGTGCCATACGGATTACCCGGAGATCAAGTGACACAACCAATGACTTTTCAGACCAGAATCAACGCAGAAAGTGTTTATAAATTTGATCCTTGTGTCCCGGAGTTTGATACAGAACCCGCAGAACAAACGTTTGATGCGGTTATTTGTACACAGGTGTTGGGCAGCATTCCGGATATTGATATGCCTTGGTTGCGTGATAAGTTGATGAGTTATGCTACAAAATTTGTATTCATAGGTCTACACAATCCTGTGAAACCGATAAAAGCCAAAAAAAGAATGTATAATTATACCCAAGTAACCTATCCCAGAAGCATAGAATGGTACCAAGAACAATTTGCTGGCTGGACCGGGTCTGATTTGTACTGGTGGTTTAGAGATACTGAACATTTAGTCAACAACTGGTATTCTATATCCTCCGGCGGCATCAACCCAAACAGGCCCAGGTCTTGATCAGCCCGGCATCAAAAACAAACCATACACGTTAGATCCCTCAGTGATGAATAGACCGACGGGGATTTTTTATGACTTAAACAAATATCGTTTATGCAGGTGCAGTCGTGCTTGATTATACTGAACAGCAGTAACAACCAAGGCAAATGCCCACGGCATAACAACTGCTACCCAGGGTACTAGTCCTGCCCACCATGTGGCCATTAATGGTTCTTTCATCAACATCAACATAGCAACAGCAAACAACACAAACGATCCCGCAAACACTGTGTCGGGCCAGCGTTGAAGAATCTTGCTGACCATAGTAGCACCGAACAAAATGATAGGCACACTGATTAACAAGCCAGCAATCACCAACACAAAATTTCCATCAGCGGCTGCAGCAATGCCCAGTGCATTGTCAATGCCCATGACAGCATCGGCAACTATAATGGTAGACAGGGCGCCCCAAAAAGTGTCCCGGGCGTTTACATTGTGTTCGCCTGCGTCAAATACTAACTTCCAACCAATCCAGACCAGTGCTGCTGCACCGATGGCTCGGAGTCCCGGAATCAGTAACAAGTAAGTCAATGCCGCAACTGAAACAAAGCGCATGGCGATGGCGCCAAAGGTACCCCAGAAGATCGCCTTCTTGCGTAGGTGTTCTGGTAATTTGTTAGCCGCCATTCCGATAACAAGAGCGTTATCGCCGGCTAATACAATGTCTATCAAGATGATAGCTAAAAAGGCCCAAAGGGCTTGGATCGTAAAGAGTTCCATATATTCCTTAAAAGTTATGGTATCACAGTTTTGTCTATAGCCTGTTGAACAAAACGTATTTATAATTTCAATTTGTCAATAACCCAGTTTGAAATCCATCGAGCACCGTCAATGCCAAAGTGAAATCCTTTGTCTATAACTAGATCTAAAAATTTTTCAGTGCCTAATAACTTTTCTACACAGGGTACATTTTCTAGCCCCGGCACTTCTCTATATAGTTTTCTGTGAAAGAACACTAGATCGGATAACGATCTTGCTCTGTGAGAAAATGCTCTGTACTCGGGATCAAAATGATTTTGATCTTCGTGCATGACCATAAGATTTTTTAGTAATTGATATTTTTCTGCCGTCGAAGGGTTAGAAAAATTTTCCTTGGTTTGTCTTTTTCCACTGACACCATTGAACGGCCAAATGCCTTTGATGCTTATCGGTAATACCGAATAATTATCTGAAATTTGTAACAAGTCTTGTTTAAGATTTAATTTAAATCCTGGATCATAAAACGTCATTCTTGTTGGTTCAGTAAGTTGTGTTATCACTAAATCTGATTTTAATTGTTCAGACACTTGATCAATCATGTTTAACGAAAATAATACGCTGGTTGCTTGTTTTCCAAAATTATAAACTTTTAAATCTGGTCTTGCTAATGACAATTGATATGGCCAAGACTGTCTTGGTTCAGAAGAATCAAACACACCTCCTGTAAAACTACAACCAAAGCAAGCAATAACTTTTTGTGACATATTAAACAAGATACGGTAAGAATTTTTTGTAGATCAATCCTTGACGGCTTTCTTGATCGGTCCAGTGGCATGCACTTAAATCATTTAACCATTGTGTACGATCGAGCATAATCGGATTGTGAATTGTTTTGACATCAGTATTGGCCACCGGCCAGCACACACTACTGGGATCATCTACCCACAACGGAACTCCTTGCAGTATTGCAGCAACACCACTGCTACTGTTAAACACAAAAGCGCAGGCGGAATGTTTTAAATCTTTCAATAACGAGCGTCGGATTGGATCACTTACTGTGACTCCGGGTCGTATCAAAGCAGTCGGATCAGCTATTTTCCCCGGATGTGGGCGTAACACGATGGGCATGTCAGTGTGTTGCTGTATGAGTTTTATTTTTTGTTCGGTCCAGTCCAGCGGATGCAGACCTTTCATGGTAAACCCACCGTCCCGTTGCATCAGCAACAGTATGTAATTTCCAGTTGAATGCCACCCAGGCACAGCAATTCCAAGATCTTTTGATAATTGCTGCCATCTGGAAGAGTCTGAATTTTTATTAGCATAGTTGCCGGTGTCGTAAAACGGACTGTCTATACTATAACGTAGATACAGACTGTCATGGTCTGCAAATTTGAAACAATTTGCATCAATACACATTGTGTGATTGCCCGACTGCTGTTGCTGTTGTATTATGTGTGCTCGTAGTTTTATGTTGGGTGTGTGTTGTTCAGGACTGGCCCATCCTAATATTACGGCCAACTTTGAAGGAGTATATGTATTTTGTTTTTCTACGTGTACTGTGGCGCCGTGAGATCGTGCGCCATCCGCAAACGCTGTCAAGGTATCAACTTTTCTACCGGGACTTTGTTTTTGTAAGGAACTTAGATAAACAACAACATCATACATGTTCGTTCAGTATACGCCAGGCTGTGCCATCACGCATGTCTACTTCAGTAAATTGGCAATAGGCCATGTGTCGTGCCCAGGCGTCTACTTCGTCCAGTGTGGGTATTTTTAAATTTTCAATCTCCGCAACTGATTGACTGCACAGCGCAGCAGCAGCATTGGGACCAAGTGTGATAGCCGGTTTACCGTGCAATAATGCTTCGCCGGCAGCAATGCTGGAGAATGTCACAAGGCAATGTACGTCGCGGTCCAGGGCCATTTCCATGGTATCATCATTGACCCTGGTACTACGTCCCTGTTTGGTTCTTAACACAATGGGTCGATCTGTAACTGATCCAATCTCTGTTTTTACTTGTTCTAGCCATTCTTCAAGATTGATGTCGTAGATATTCAATAGTTTTTGACTGGGCGGGGCCAACAATATGTTAGAGCCGCCTCTAAATTTTCTTAATTTTACACCAGTGGCACCAAACCTATCACCGGGTCGTTCAATTATAGGGCCAAAGTTTTGTACATCGTTGTGAGTAATTCTATGATAGATTTTTTTGCGACCATTGCCAAAATATCCTGTGTCTATGTAGTAAAAGTCGCGGCCGACAGAACGACAGATCTCCATTTCTTTGCGTTTGGTTATGCCTCTAAATACCGCTGGAGCCATGCTGGCACTGTGTTTTTCCCAGTCAGAAATTTGTCCGCCAGATCCCAGGATAAAACTTTGCAAAAATGGATCGTACATTTTGCCCTTCCTCTCAAATTTTGTATCTTTTTCGTCTGTTCCGATTGCCGCAGCCGCACTGTTGTCTAACTGTGTTAGCTGATTAACTAAAACGTCTAGTGTTATACCATAATATGTGCCGGCCGGGTCGACTCGATATTTGAGAATGTCATCGAATAGTGTTTTAACTGTTGGCGGTATCATGTCAAACACATGCGGAGGCGGTGGTGGTGGTGGTGGAGGCGGTGGAGGCGGAATATACGATGATCCTACCTGTTCCCAGTTCATTCGATTGATCTTTGCTGACAATACTCTGTTAACATACGTTCCCGGTGCCATTCGCTGCCTTGATTAGTAGTGGCAAATTCGTGGAAGCAGGGTGCGCCTAAGGTATAATGCAACAGTTTGGCATTCTCATTTGGGCCATATTCATCTGGTAACCAGTTCCACTCCGGGGGCAGCTCTCCAATTCGTTCGTCCTGCAGCCAGGTAAAACGATGTAGTTCGGCCCCGGTAGACTTCTGAATAAACTCTGGCGTAAGCTTACGGTTAGGAAAACTGTTACAGTTCCATAAAATTACCGAGCTCCAGTTCTTGCGCGGATAGTTCTCATTTTTAGCCCCTAGATACTTCTCTGTCATGCGTGTCTTGTAGTTGTGCATGACCACTTGTACATCAAGATCCAAGCAACGCAAGTCCCACAACTTGATAATATCGTCACAGACAACCATATCACCATCAATAAAGATTGCATGCCCCTGAAAGTTCATAAGGTGAGGGACAAGGAATCTACTGTAGATAAATTGATTGCTGCCGTCGGTGTGTGTTTCTTTGTAGTCGTCGAACAAGTTCAGAGCCAGTGGGATGATGGCAACCGGTCTGCTTGCGTGCCTAATGATAGAGTTTGCACACACGTGGAATACAATTGCTTCACGTGGGTCATACCCAATGAAAATTGGAATGGGTTTCATAGTCTTCTTTCTACATCTTCTTCTGTACAACGACTACCGTATTGAATCTCAATCAGAGTTAATGGATTTGAAGTTTCATTAACCAACTGATGCCAACAGTGTAGTCCAATATGCAAGTATTGATGCTGAGTATACCGTCCTTGCAGTTCTAGATCAGTATCAGCATTGAGCGTGTATATGCTAGCCTCGCCTTTGGTCACAAGCCAGAATTCGGCGCGATCCTGGTGTCTTTGCATACTTAACGCCGCCCCGGGCTCTACTGTAAGTTCTTTAACCTTGGCCCCGGGTGAATCATGAACTACACAATAATGTCCCCACATGCGGCGTGTTTTGGGAGCACGCCACTCTTCCAGTAGCCAGCTGCTGGAGTTTTTCTCAATCACGCCGCCCACGTTAAACTTAAATTCTAAATTAGTGTCTGCCAGTCTCAGCTCGGACATATTTTTGTCTGTGCGCTGATTACCATCGGCCACGATAATCTTATCCTGTGGATAGCTCTGACGCACCATTTCAATGGCATGCCGTACACTGTCGTTACGATCGTCAAATGTGATTACAAAATCTACACCTTTGATATTCTGGACAATCTCAGTGCGTTCTAAGATTGGCATAAATGCTCGTCCCTTTCTGCGAGCTACCCACTCATCTGAATTTACGCCAACTACAAGAATGTCGCCCAATTGACGTGCGGCTTTAAGATATGCAATGTGTCCCGAGTGGACGGGATCAAACGCGCCGGTTGCAAGAACGATAGTTTTCATTGTTCTATTTATATGTGTACTTTTTGATGTAAATACAAAATGAAGAAACATAAGAAACATACTGACCAAAAGAATTTTGCCTGCGTGATACACGGAAACATGTATGACTGGCGGTATGTTGAAAACTTGTACAATATGCTGCAAGCTAACACCCAGCATGAAGTAAAGTTTCATGTGTTTACTGAGCCCTCGAGACCAGTGCCAGCACCAATGATCAAGCACGACTTAATAAACTGGCCTGGTATTGGTGGTCCAAAAAAGGCCTGGTGGTACAAGATGCAGATGTTTGATCCGGCGCACATATCCGGAAACCTGCTGTACATGGATCTTGACGTGGTGATCACAGGCAGTATTGATTGGATCTGGGGACTGAGCCCTCACCACTTTTGGGCTGTGCGGGATTTTAGACACCTCTGGAGACCCTCCTGGACCGGTCTAAACTCCAGCATAATGTACTGGGACACAGAACGGTGGAAACGTATCTGGGCCAGCTTTCAGAGTCGCAATATTCTTGACACTGCCAGGCAATTCCACGGCGATCAGGATTTTTTAAATGTAGCAGTTGACTTCAAAGACCGTAGATTCTTTGATAGTGATGCTGTACAAAGTTGGCGCTGGCAAATCAAAGATGGTGGGCTTGACATAAAAACACGTACCTATCGCCGGCCTGGCACTGGTACAGTGCTAGACCCCAAGACCAGTGTGATGATTTTTCACGGCAGCCCTAAACCACATGAAGTAACAGATTCAGTCGTATCTGGTTACTGGAATGCACTACCGACTAAATAAAGCATATTGGAGAATTTTATGGCAACAGTAGAATCAACTATCGTTCGAACGTTTTATCAGATGGGTTTAGGATTTGATGCCGTCGTCGGTACTCCTGGCCTCATTACCGTACATATAGATGGGGCACTAATTTATAATGGACCTGTTCCTGCGGTATCGACTCCATATCCTGCCGACTATGCGCCTATAGACCTATCAATACTTCAGTACTTGTTTGACTGGCCAGTGGATATTGACTTCATGGGCCCAGTGAATATGACGATTTCCGTAACGGATTGTACTCTGATGTTAGCAGATACCCGCTCAAATTACCAGTCTCGAACCGGCGATCACGCAACTATTCTAGAATTAAATTATGCCCAGGTTATAGATGGTATCACATGTCAAGACCCATTTACTAACGTGCGTATTAACGGCATAGCACAAACACGTGGTACTGCTACTCCGACTGAAGCAGGCACAGAAGTTACCTTATTAACCGGGCAATGGTTCTGGGGGATCGGATCGAACTGTATTTTTGAAGCAACTCTTAACGTCGAGCCTGGCTGGCTTTAATTCGATTCAACTCCAATCACAAACCCACAGGGATGTGGGTTTTCCTTTGGTCGACCAGAAATGGCTCCCGTGCTATAATGTATTCATACAGTAAGGAACAAGGAGCAAGCGATGAACTGGAATAAGCAAGGCGAGAAAATCACTGCAACGTATCAAGGGCAGCAGGTTACTGGCACCGTGGAGTCCAGTCGCGTAAAGTATGGCGCAGGCAAGGTTCAACACCTGTTGATCCTGGATAAACCCATTCAGTTGCGGTGGCGCACAGAACCCACTGATCGCTTGCTGATCGACGAGGACGAGGTCGGTTGACCAATAATTCAAGTTCTGCTATAATAGCTTTATACAGTTAGCAACTAGGAGCAAGAAATGCCGAAGTCCAAAGTGCAAGTAGCCGAAGTTGGTGATGTTATTCGGGCGCTGGATTTTGCCGGACAGTACGACTGCTACATGATCGGCGTGGTGACCGAAGTGCAAAACGAAGTCATCAAGTGTCGGGGCATTAGCCGGGTGTGGGACGGCAAGAGTGAGAAGTTTGACCAGCCCTTTAGTACTGTGCAGGAAGGGGCAATGATGTTTGACGCTCGTTACCCAGGACGAATCTCAGTGCTTTGCGGAACCGAAGCGGTTGACCAATAAATCAGCTTGTGCTATAATGTATTTACTGTAGCAAAACGGAGCAAGAAATGACCCAAGTTCAAGTTATTAAAGGTACATACCGTAATACCCCGGTGCAGAATGCATCGTTTGAGCTAGTCAAGGATTTTACGGTTGGCGCCCGCGGAAACGGGTTTGTTACAGTCAAGAGCGACGGGTACTTTGGGCCCGATTTTGATGTGGTGCGTATTAAAGTGAACGGAATTGAAGACGTGATAATTACCGGATCCTCTGCTCCTGTTGCAGGCATTACTGTGACTCCCATGTCGGCAGTGCTGCAAGAAACTGACGACGAAGTCATGGCGCGTATTGAAACGCGGTTTAACATGCTTGACGAGATGACACTGGCTGCAATTGCCGGCGACATTCGTGCTATGATCGTTGTGGGTCCCCCGGGTGTGGGCAAGAGCTACGGTGTTGAGCATCAGCTGGAGAAGTCTGGGCTGTTTGACGTTGTGGGAAATCGCAAACCCAAGTACGAAGTTATCAAGGGTGCAATGACCCCAATTGGTCTGTACTGCACTCTGTACAAGCACAGTGATGCCAAGAACGTGCTGGTGTTTGACGACTGCGACAGCATCCTGCTTGACGATGTTGCGTTGAACATTCTTAAGGCTGCATTGGACTCGGGCAAGAAGCGTCGTATACATTGGAATGCTGACAGCAACATGCTGCGCCGCGAGGGAGTGCCAGATCAGTTTGATTTCAAGGGTTCTGTGATCTTTATTACCAACTTGAAGTTTGATCACCTTAAGAGCAAGCGACTGCAAGACCACTTGGAAGCTTTGCAGAGTCGTTGTCACTTTCTTGATCTTACGCTGAATACCATGCGTGACAAGATCTTGCGCATCAAGCAGATCTTCCGTAGGGGTAGCCTGTTTCAAGACTACGACTTTACCCCGGAACTGGGCGATGCTATCATTGAGTTCATGACTGACAATCACATGCGCCTGCGTGAAGTGAGCTTGCGCATGGCGTTGAAGATTGCTGACTTGACCAAAGTGTCCCCGGGCAATTGGAAGTCGCTTGCTGAATGCACTTGCATGCGTAACGCATAAGCATTCGACTGCCCCTAACAGGGCAGTCCTTTGTGAGACACCTGTTAACTGACGGACCAAATACGCCGTGTGTTTATTTTACTAAAGAAGTAAGTAGATAAAGAGAAATTATTAACATGAGTAAAATATTATGAAACAAGGTAAAGTATGGGGACAAACCAAACTCCTAGAAGCCAACGGTGTATTAGAATTTCATCGTATCGAAGCCAACGCCGGCGGAGTGTGTAGCAAGCACAAACACAAATTTAAATGGAACGGATTCTTTGTAGAATCTGGAAAAATGATAATTCGTGTCTGGAAAAACAACTATGATTTAGTTGACGAGACTATGTTAGAAGCAGGACAATATACCAAAGTTGCGCCAGGAGAATATCATCAATTTGAAGCAGTCACAGACTGTGTTGCATTTGAATTGTATTGGGCAGAATTTGACCACGATGATATTGCAAGAGAAACTGTAGGGTTCACCAAATCCGGGACAACCTAATTCAAAAAACACATATACGAACGTGCAGACGGTATAGTGTATGTAAAAGAGTTCGGTAACGAACCAGGCACCTGTAAAACGGTGTCTTTTTTTTTGACTTTATACAAACAATAAACAATTATGAAACACTGCACAATACAAATACGTGACGAAGTAAACATCAAGCTAGAAGGCCTTGATTTGGATGTGCGTAAAAAATTAGTCAATACATTCAAGTATGATAACCCAGCTGCTAGGTACTTGCCTGCAGTGAGACTAGGGCGCTGGGATGGCAAGATTGCATACTTTCAACTTGGTGGTAGCACTTATACCAATTTACTGCCAGAGATTATCCCTATTCTGGAACAGTATGATTATGATATTGAACTAGATGACCAACGCGAGTATTCGACTACATTTGAGTTTTCTCTTATGAAGGAAGATACATTCTCGAATACCATGTGGCCCAAGGGCCATCCCATGGTAGGTCAGCCTATTGCGTTACGGGATTACCAAGTAGAAATTATTAACAACTACTTGCGGAACCCGCAGTGCATTCAAGAAGTAGCAACAGGTGCTGGCAAGACTATAATGACAGCTGCCTTGAGTTGGAATATACAATCTTACGGGCGCAGTATTGTTATTGTGCCAAACAAGAGTTTAGTGACACAAACAGAAAATGACTATATCAATCTAGGGCTTGATGTTGGTGTGTATTTTGGAGATCGCAAAGACTATAACAAAAAGCATACTATTTGTACTTGGCAAAGTCTAAACAACTTGTTAAAAGATTCTAAAAATGGCGCAGTTGAATTTACTATAGCTGACTTTTTAGAAGATGTTGTTTGTGTTATTGTTGACGAGGTGCACATGGCCAAGGCAGATGCGCTCAAGACCTTGCTTACGGGTGTAATGAGTCGGATTCCGATTCGGTGGGGACTTACTGGCACTGTGCCCAAGGAAGCATTTGAATTCCAGGCCTTGCATGTGAGTTTAGGCCCTGTGATAAACCGTCTCTCTGCTAGCGAGCTACAGGACCGAGGAGTACTAGCGCGGTGCCATGTGAACGTGGTACAGTTGGTGGATCATGTGGAGTTTAAAGAGTATCAAGCTGAACTTAAATACTTGTTAGAGGAATCGGGCAGACTTGATACCATTGCCAAGTTGGTTACGCAAGTTAATAAAACTGGCAATACACTAGTGCTTGTGGACCGTGTGGCTGCTGGCCAGGCACTAGTTGAACGCCTGGGGGATTGTGCAGTGTTTGTGTCGGGTGCAACCAAGGTCAAGGCCCGACAAGATGAGTATGACGGAGTAGCTGACTCAACCGGTAAGATTATTGTGGCCACATACGGAGTTGCTGCGGTAGGTATTAACATTCCTCGTATTTTTAATCTGGTCATGCTGGAACCAGGCAAGAGTTTTGTTCGAGTTATACAGAGTATTGGCCGCGGCATACGCAAGGCGGAAGATAAGGATCATGTTCAAATTTGGGACATAACATCCACATGCAAGTTTGCCAAGCGTCATTTGACCAAGCGTAAAGCATTTTATAAAGAAGCAAGTTATCCGTTTACCCAGGAAAAGCTAGAATGGTGTCGTTGACCCCGGAACAATTTGCTACAGATAGAATAATTATTGTTAATTTTCCAGCCGGCGCCGGCGGCAAATTCTTGACAAATAGTATAGCACTAAGTCATCGAGCAGTATTGCAACATCACGCTTTAACTGAATTTACCTCAGATAAAAAATTAGATTGGTTGTGCGACAGGTATAGGTCAATGAACACGCTAATCTGGCAAGATCTTGACCTGGGATGTACACAATTATTTGGCAATACTCGAAGCACTATGGATCTCGGGGCTCAGGTATCAGAGTCTACTAGTTGGCAATACAGCAATGTAATTCCTAAACTTATTAAACAAAACAAATATTTTTTTGTAGTTGCGCATAACTCTAATCAGCTCGCTTGGTTATTGCAAACATGGACTAATGCTAAAATAATTCGATTTGTTAATTATTTAGATTTTGTGGAGAAATTTAGACCTTCTTATATACCGATAGTGACTCGAGTTGGGCCTGGAAGAAAAATCAAGAAACACATTTTTGCCTGGTGGCAAGATCACCGCCTCGATTCGTGGCCTGTAGCACCACCCCTTACATTAGATGCTTATCGATTACCAGAGTATCAGCGGATTGCATCTGATGTTGACCCTATTAAACAATTTATTGTTAATCTTACTATCCAACAACAGTATGATTTAACTGGAAATGTAACTGGTCACTGGACCATAGACTGGGATACATCCTGCTATCTTGATCAAGACTTATATCTGCAACAGTTAGAAATTCTATATAACAAGCTAGAGCTTACGGACTTTGATGCCGGTAGGGCAAAACAACTATACGCAGTTTGGGTAGAGACACTAGAACGTTACTGTAGTAATAGGGCGTTGGCAGTTGATAGATCTTGACTTCCTGCCACTAAGTGTGTATAATAAAAACATGAGAATCCTAACCCTTGAGAATCAGCATTACGACTTGGACACTTTGCCAGATGAAGTTGACGACATGCGTTTTGCTATCTTAGACAATTCAGACCCTAACAGTCCAGACTACTATTATATCCCGTTGATTTTTCTAGAAAGCTTTAGCGCCCCTGCCCTAGTGCTGCGTATCGGTGACAAGACTATTAAAATGCCAGTGGATTGGCAAATCCTAATAGGGGAGCCGGATCTGGGCGACTTAGAAATGCTACCGTTGACCAGTATCAATGATCGTGGGTTTAAAGCTTTTGAGTTCAACCCGCTAAGTAGTTTTAGGCCCAGCTTTCCGGACATTGAGATTGTGGACGTTTATCATGAAGTTACTTGGTATGCCCCCAAACTTAAAAATGGGCAAATTTTGTCGGTACCTATCGACGATGGGCCAAAACCTCGATGCGTGTACTTTGTAAAAGACATTAGTCGAAATTGTGAAGTTGTACAATATGACAAGGCATGGTAGTATGGAACAATACGAAAAAAGTGGACCCAAAGTTGATGCGCCGGCGCCGGCACCTGAGCAAAAACTTGTTAGCTCGAAGATTGATTTGTTAGATCAACGGCTGCAAGATCAAACTCGAACTATTGCTATCATGCAACGCGAAATGCGCCGCATGCAAAATCAACTCGACGAAGCAACTAGCGCAATTAACAGCATACGCCGTGGATAAACTTAGCATTCAAAACGAGATGAATCGATTCGATCTCAAAGATCGAGAATTTTATAACAGTCTTACCGATGAGGAACGTAAAAAGTTCTCCAACTATCTTATGATACGGTGGGGATCGGCTGTGCATGGTAGTCGAGAACTGCAAGAGTTTTATCTAATCTCGTGCAACGAGAGACTTAACAAGCACTTCTTTGCCATAAACCGCCATCCTAAGCTACAGTGGTTGTGCGCTACCGCTGTGAGTCCGGGCATGGGCACACACCGGCATCAGTGGATCTCGCCCAAGAAGAAGGAAGCAGGATCCAATGAGATCAAGAAAACTCTTATGGAGCTTATGCCCAATACCAAGTTATCGGATATTGACACACTATCCAAACTTATTAACAAGAAAGACTTGAAAGAGTATTTGCGTGAACACGGCCACACTGACAAAGACTGAATACACTTGTAACCATTGTGCTCGTGCGTTCAAACGGGAACCAAGCTTGGCCACGCATGTGTGTGAATCCAAACGTCGATACCTTGAGCGGGACGAGGTAGGTGTTAAGATTGCTCTCCAGGCTTACTTGAGATTTTACGAGATTACCCAAGGCACAGCAAAGAACAAAACGTTCAAGGATTTTGCTGCTAGTCCCTACTACAGAGCATTTGTTAAGTTTGGCCGTTACTGCCAAGAGATCCGTGCTGTCAATATGCCACAGTTTGTTAACTGGGTAGTTAAGAAAAATAAAAAGATTGATCACTGGTGTCATGAATCTGTATACTACGAATACTTAATGGAGTACCTGCGCACTGAATCTGTAGGTGATGCCTTGTCCCGGTCAATTGAATCCAGCATTGACTGGCAAGAAAAAACTGGCAACGCAGCACATGACTACCTCCGTTACGGCAACGCTAACGCACTGTGCTATGCGATCTCGACCGGCCGGGTGTCAGCCTGGGCTGTATACAATTCGGATTCGGGGCATGAGTTGTTGGCACGACTTAACTCTGAACAGTTGACTATGATTTGGCCCATGGTCGAAACTGATGCCTGGAGTCAACGACTTCGTGACCATCCAGAAGATCGTGACTATGCACGGACAATTTTAAAACAAGCAGGCTGGTAGTAGATGAGTGCAGACATTGATATCGA